CTTTGCCTTTGAAACCAAAGAGATAACGAATAATAAACATACAGGGGTCATTGATGTATGTATTAAGTGATGATGCTGACAGGTGTTCTATGTCAAAGTTTGCAAATGGATTATTACTACTCATTATCAAACCCAAAATACTTATTAATTTTTCTTATAAGATTTTTATTTACTTTTCTTTGTTTTTTAATTTTATTAACATTATGTTTCCATATGCTAATTTCTTTTTCAGAAGCATTATCTTTTTTGGCTCTGCTAAGTCCGATTTCATATTTCATAAGTTCATGCTCTAAATAACAATGAGATAATTTTTGTCTAATGATATGTAGCTCTTCTCTGCTAAATTGAAGTTTTGGTTCTTTCATTTGTTCTCCTTTTCAAAATTATTTGTTGTTAACTATACTCTCATAAAAAAAATAATCAACCCTTTTTAGGTTTATTTATTGATGTTCCATGTAGAACAAAAAAACCTTTTAAGGGTTTAATTAAACTTAATAATTTTATATAATCTACAGCTTAACAACAGGAGAGGAAATGCTTACATACGATAAAGAAAAATTTTTAAAAGATATGACATCTTTTTGGCAACAAAATAATAATAGTTGGAGAGAGAAAAGAAGAGAGCTTAATAAAACAAGATATGTTTATAAGGGTAATGAAAAACAGAAAATAAAAACTTTTGATGAATATTTAACATATATCAAAGATAAAGATGCAGTCATTTATACAAGAGCAACGTGTAATAATTACAAAGACTTAGATGATGTTTTAAAAAGAAGTTATGTCAAACACATAAGATTTTTTGAGAATAAAGGCGACAGGCATTTGTTTTGCAAAAGTATAAAGTTTAATTTTGATAAAGTCATAAAAATAAAAGATTATCTTCTGCATAACTACAACTCACACGCTGAACTGAGAAAACTAGCAATTAGTTTTTATGAATATGAGCATGATGATTATATTGATTTTAGAAATGTTTTTAGATTCATACACCATGATGATTTGGATGTAGATTAATTATGAAACTCAAAGAATATCTAAAAGAAAACAAATTTACACAACAGTCATTTCTTGATCATGTAGAAATGGCTAAAGGTGTAAAGATACCTCCATCAACTTTTGCGAAGTGGGTAAGAAGAATTAGAATACCTAGAAAGCAAGAAGCAGAAATCATTTATGATGTGACTTTAGGTGAAGTGCAACCGAATGATTTTTATGATCTTAAATCTTAAACTCTTTTGCCCAGTCCGAAGACCTATCTAAATTCTTAAAATCTTTTTTGGTTTCTGGGATATGTTGTATCTCATCATTCCATCTTTCGTGATGAATCCATTTTCTAGGATGTGGAATAAATTGTATTTCAGTATGCTTTGCAAGTTTAGAATATTCAGCAACTTGTTCTAATACTTTACTCATATCTTTTTTGTTGATTTTACAGAAAGCTGTAAAGGCATCTTTCTTAGCAACCTTTCTGGGATAGAGTTTCCAAAAGTCATCAAAATGCTTCTTGTAATATAAGGTTTTTGTATCTTCTTTTGTATTGTTAGGGGCTGACACCCCATCCCTACTGGTTTTGAGACCCCTAGGGGTGGAAACACCCAATGGGAGTAATAAAGTGTATTTATTAGATGTATAACCACCATCACCCTTTTTTCTATGCTCAATTCTAAGCAATCCCATTGACTCAAACTCTCTGATAGTTTGTCCGACTCCTTTAGTATCTTTAAGACCAATCTTATCTGCTATGTGTCGGTGAGAGGGATAGCATTGATTGTTTTCATCTGCATAACTTCCTAACAGCAGTAATATAAGTTTTTTAGTGGGTGAGAGACCCTCAGTGTTCCATGCACTGTTCATCATTTCTATAGACATAAATTTTTACCTCAAAGAAAGATTATTAACTAACACAAAACTTTTGTAAACCCTTTCTGGGTTTTATATAGATTTACTTACTATAAAAGTCCTAATGCCTTTTCTTGTTTCCCTCTTATACCTTGAGTAAGCATCAACAAAAGATGTTGTCCTCCCCACTGTATAAAAGTTTTTCAATATTGGTTCACCTGTAAGGTGTTGCTTGATTAAATACGTTTTCATTTTATTCCTCAAAAGTAAATTTAATTACAAACTTTATACATAAATCTAAATATATCAACCCTTTTTGGGTTTTTATATGTATATTTTTATGCTTATGTTGTAATAATGGTCTTTTTTCGGCTATATTTCATGTAATATTTTGCAATAAATGAACAAAAAAAGAACAAACAACCGATTTACAGACACACTCAAAAACAAATTACGCAATCAATTTGTGCATGGAATTGTAGTAGATGGTGAGACAACATTCCCCACACTTGATGATCTAATCACAAAAAACAAACTAGCAAAAAGCACTGTGTATAAATTTGCAAGAGAGAACAATTGGAAACAACAAAAAGACGAATTCTATGCAGAGTATTGTAAAAAGTTAGATAAAAAAAGAGCTTATGATATGTCTGTGAAGTCAAAGAAAATTGATGACCATAGCTTACTTTTATCAGAAGGGTTCTTCAAAACAATAGCTATTGAGTTGGACAAGCATAAAGCATGTATAGACAAAGGAAGAAAAGGTCTCTCACCTCAACACATATCATCATTAGCACAAGCATTATCAATTACACAAAAAGTAGCAAAACTAGCTTTAGGAGAAGCGACACACAATATAGATGCAACAGTCAGCGAAAACAACCAAGCATTCAAGAGAGCTATGGAATTACTTGACTCAGTTGAAGACAGCAGAAGCAGAGACATTCAAACTACGCACTGATTGGTTATCTACAGCAAGAGATAAACAACTTCAACCGAAAGAAGAACACAACATCTGGCTTATCCTTGCAGGAAGAGGATGGGGTAAGACCAGAACAGGTTCTCAAGATATAGCTCTTTATGCTCTGCGTAATCCCAACGTCAATTGTGCAGTTGTTGCACCGACACACGGAGATTTGCGAAGGGTTTGTTTTGGTGGTGTATCTGGATTGCTTTCTGTCATTCCGAAAGAGTGTTTGATGAAATCAAAAGATCAAAAAGGTTATTCATCCAGTGTAAATGAATTCAGACTTTATAACGGAAGTAAGATAACAGGATATGCTGCTCAAGAGCCAGACCGATTAAGGGGTTCACAGTTCCATAGAGCATGGTGTGATGAATTAGCATCATGGAGATACCCTGAAGCATTTGATCAACTCATGTTTGGTCTTAGACTTGGAGACAAACCACAGTGCATTATTACAACAACACCTAAACCTACAAAAATAATAAAAGACTTAATTGAAAGAGATGATGTCGTAATAACCAGAGGTTCAACCTTTGAGAATGAAGATAACCTAGCAGAAAGTGCTTTATCTATGTTAAAGGACAAATATGAAGGTACAAAGATGGGAAGACAAGAACTTTATGCAGAGGTTATAGAAACAGTAGAAGGTGCTTTGTGGAATCAAGAAATGATTGACAGAACTAGAATGCCAAAAGATACGGAGAGAGATTTAAGTAAGATTATTATTGCGATTGACCCTGCTGTAACTGCAAATCAAAACTCTGATGAAACAGGTATTGTGGTTGTTGGCAAAGACTATAGTAATAACTTTTATGTGCTTGAAGATTGCTCTGGAAGACATAGTGCTGAAAAATGGGGTACAATTGCAGTAAACTTATATCACGATTGGGATGCCAATTATATAGTTGCAGAAACAAACAATGGTGGAGACCTTGTGGAAAGACTAATAAGAAACATTGACCCAAGTGTGCCTTATAGAAGTGTGAGGGCAACCAGAGGGAAGATACTAAGAGCAGAACCAATCTCAAGTTTGTATGAACAAAACAGGGTAAAACATTTAGGTATGTTTCCTGAGTTAGAACAGCAAATGTGCAGTTATACAGGCGAACTAAACACTTCACCTGATAGACTTGATGCTTTAGTATGGGGTTTGACAGAACTAAGCAAGTCAACAGGAAAAGCTGAATGGAGAATTAGCTAATGGCAGACAACAGAAACATATTTCAAAGGATTTTCAACTTAGGAGCAGAGCAAAAGCAATCTAGTATGATGGGTTATTTTGGTGTCGGTTCACAAAAAACTAAAAATTATTCTTATAGTGATCTAGCAAATGAAGGGTATTTGAAGAATGCAATCGTTTATAGATGTGTAAATGAAATATCAAAGGGTGCATCAGCAGTACCTTTTGTTATAAAAGATGGAGACCAAATATTAGAAGAACACCCTCTAATAGATTTACTAAATAGACCTAATCCTTTACAAAGTTATTCAGAGTTTTTTAACAGTCTGTATGGATATCTGTTATTAAGTGGTAATGCCTATATTCTGAAAGTTGGTAGTGATATGGGAACTCCTCAAGAACTTCATCAACTTAGACCTGACAGAATTGAAATCAAAGGTGGTACGTCTGCCATACCTGAAAAATACTGTTATAAAATTAATGGGAGGATGAAAGCTGAATATATGGTTGACCAAGAAAGTGGCTTCTCCGAACTCAAACACGTTAAGCTATGGCATCCTTTAGACGATTATTATGGACAATCACCATTAAATGCTGCATCTGTTGAAGTAGATCAATTTAATCTCTCTAGCAGACACAATGTAAATCTTTTGGAGAATGGAGCAAGACCAAGTGGAGCAGTTATATTCAAACCTAAAGATGATGCAGGATATTCAGTCAATCTAACCGAAGCTCAAAGACAACAATTATTAACAGATTTAAACAATAGATTCAAAGGCACAAATAATGCAGGTAGACCATTGTTGTTAGAAGGTGATTTTGACTGGCGTGAGATGGCTCTAACACCACGAGATATGGATTTTGCAAAGATGAAACACATGAGTGCAACTGATATAGCACTTTGTTTTGGAGTACCATCGCAGTTAGTCGGAGTACCAGATGCTCAGACTTACGCAAACGTGGCAGAAGCAAGACTTGCCTTATATGAAGAAACTATCATTCCACATCTCAAAAAGATAGCTAGTGATCTAAACGAATGGCTTGTACCTATGTTTGGCGAAAACCTTCATCTTGAATTTGATATAGATTCCATTCCTGCACTTTCTGAAAGACGTAAAAAGATTTATGAGAATGTAACCAGTGCAGTAAGAGAAGGAATTATGACAAGGAATGAAGCAAGAAAAATAGTTGGCTTAGAACCTGTTGATGGTGCTGATGGTCTTTATATATCAGCAACCTTGTTTCCTCTCAATGAGGAAGCTGTCCCTACACCAGAGGTTACAGATAATGATGAAGATGCAAAAGATTATGAAGAGTATTTGGATGAAGATTTTAAAAATGATGAGATTACTAATTTTCCGAAAAGGGGAGATGACAAAAAAATATCTTTACGAAACTCCAACTACCCTCAGTTTGATTATGAGTTTTCTTCTAATGTAAAAGATGGCAATGAAGATATCTGGAGAGCAGGTGGCAACATAAGAGGAAACGAAGCATTTATGTTATGGAGCAGAGCCAGACAAGGTTCAGAAACCCCTGCTGTATTAGATTGGATAAAAGAAAGAGAAGCATGGGCAGCTAGACATTTTAGAGATGGCAGACAGTTCTCCGATGGCTCTTTAGAACCTAACTTATCCAATGTTGCAGGTGTGATTAGTCAGCTTAAATGGGGAGTAATTGGTACTCTAGGTGAACAAGGTATGAAAGATGTGGTCTTAGAGCTTACCAAGAAACTAGAAGGTAGAAAAGATGATCTTGAATTTAGTAATCAGTATTGGTGGATGCTCATTGACGAAAAAGATATGTCAGACAAAGAAGAAGAAAAACAAGTTTCTGCAAAAGTAAAAGAAGCTCTTAAAAATAAAGTAGATGAACACAACGAAAAGTATGGAAGCAATCCATCTAAAAGAACTACATTAAGAACTCTTGAAGCTGTGTTTAGACGCGGCACAGGTGCATACAATACGAATCCTTCTTCGGTACGTCCTGCAGTTAGAAGGCAAGGTGGTGCTGATCGTTGGAGTTATGCACGTGTAAATAGCTACTTATTTGCTTTGAGGACAGGAAGGTTTCAAGGTGGTAAACACGATACTGATTTATTTCCAAAGGGACATCCACTATCTTCTAAATGAAACGCACTCTTAGAAAAGAGCTATACAGACCAAGAAGCCGAAGAATAAACACTAATGCTGAGTTGCGTAAAACAACTTTACTTAGAAATAATCTTTCAAGAACATTTAATAGAAAGCTAATTACAACCTTTAACAGTTTTGTTAGAGAGGAAACAGATGCTTTAGATAACAGTCATAGCTTTGTGATTGAAAAGGCAGTACGAAATCTAAATGACAAACTCACGCCTTTATTTGAATCTGAATATAGAAAGGTTTTTGCCATCGTTTATAGAAACAATGAAAAGAAATATGAACAAGATAAGAAACAAGATGGAACTGTTTTTGGCAGAAATGTTTACTTAGACCCTGTAATTAAAAAGTTTTTAGAAAACAGAAGCAGAATCTTTTCAGGCATAACCATCCAAATGTCAAGAAAGCTAAGAGATATCATTGCTCAAGAATTTGAGTCAGGACAAACTTTGCCACAAATCACATCTGCAATCAGAAAAGAGTTTGGTTTTTTCTCAAGACGGAGAGCCAATTTAATAGCTAGAACAGAAACCCATACAGCACTTGGGTTTGCTAATCATGATTACCATAAAAACTTTCAAGCTGATACAGGCATCACCATGTTAAAAAGATGGAGAGCTACAAATGATGCAAGAACAAGAAGTTTTCATAGTGAAGCAAATGGACAAACAGTACCGATGGATGAGAAGTTCACAGTTGGTGGTGCTGAGATGGAGTACGTTGGAGACCCTGCAGGTGGAGCTAAGAATGTTATTAACTGTAGGTGTGTTGTTATTTATGTGGATGAACAAGATGTAGTAGATGGAGTTCCTGCAACAGAAGTGAAACCAGATAATCCTTTTGGTGATACAGACCCAGTTGAACTTACTTATCATAAAGATGCAGGATGGGAACAAGGGGAAGCAAATGTTTTAGGACTAGTAAACAGAGGTTCTTCGCTGTCAGGAAGTGTAAATACAAAAAAATCAAGTGGTGCATTTTTTAGAGCTAGAGATAGATCAATAACCATGAGTGAAAAATATGGTGTTTCACGAACACGAAGTGTTTGGAGACATGAGTATGGTCATGCAATAGATGCTGACGATAAATTCATAAATTTTATAAATAATTTAGATGATGATGTACTTGACAATCTTGGTATTACAAAGGCTAACATTTCAAATATGAACATAGAACAAGGTATATCTGCATTATTTACAAGACAAATTCTTGCTGACAGAAAGAATCTTACAAAAATTAATAAAGCTAATAAACAGAAATTTGGTGTTGAGGTTTTTAATGATAAATCATCTAGTATTGGAGGTGGCGTAACTAGAAACTCATTTCGTAAAAAGTTTGGTTTAAACACAGAGAACATCTTAACGGATGATGTAGGACAGTATGTAAATATTACAAAAGCAGATTTTAAGAAAAAGATAAGAGCTTATCTAAAAGACACAAATGGATTTATAGATACGAAATTTCTTGATGATATTACTGATGGGGATTGGGTTGATTCATTATTACGAAATTTGACATTTAAAGATGACATCTTAAGAATTGATTATCGCTCAAATAATTTCTTACAAAAATTAGCATCAATTAAAAATAATGCTAATTTTAAAGGTGATTCTTTTTTTGACGACATTTATCATTTAATAAAAAAAACTGGTGGTATGGATTTTACAGAAGACCAGTGGCTAATGTTTAGCGATTTTTTAGGCTCAGTTACAAATAACCAAATTGGTCGTGGTCATAGTGATAATTATTATAAAAGATGGAGATCAATTATAAGAGGTGTTTCATTTGGTAATACTACTGAAGCAATTGCAAATTACACTTCTTTGATGGGTAGTTCTAATTCTGTATTTTTTAGGAATCTTTTAGAGGAATTAGTTCCAGAGACTATGAAAGCATTTGACGATATATTTGAACTGTTAAATCAAATTTAATATATGGCATCTGCAGGAAAGTTAGACTCCAAAATTTCATTCATAACATCCGTATCAACTTTTGTATTTTGCTCAATTGACTGATTGAAATACGTTGTTAATTTTTTGACTAACTCTCTGTCTAAAGGATTTACTAATTCTAGTAGATATAAATTAGCTAAACTTGGTCTAGTATCTTGCAAGGCATTGCGATACTTAGTTGCAAGAGCATTTAGCTTCCTATCACCAAAATCATCTATCTGTGGAATTTTTATAGTCATAAATAAGATTTAAAATTTAAACATAAAAGATGTAAAGCTGTCTATTAAACATACCCTAATTTTTTCATTATATTATTAAGAATTTCATACCTCTCAGTGTTGTACTTTATGTTTTCACTTGGAATAGGATTGCCATAATTATCAGTTCCTAAAGTCCATTGAAAAACTTCATTACGTTCAACATCTACACAATCAGCTAAAATATCTATTTCCTTTTTTGTTAAATTTATTTTCATTTTAATTTCCTGCCTTTCGGCTTTTTTTCAATTACAAAGTCCATAATAATCATAATTATCAATAAATCAACCCCTTTTGGGTTTTAAATTGGATTTATTTTAGTATCCCCACTAAATATTGTGTAATATTAGGGTTTGTATTACTATATATAGAAAATGCCTATACCAAAACCAAGAACGACAGAATCTAGGCAACAATTTTTAGATAGATGTATGGGAGATAAGACTATGGTTGATGAATATTCAGATTCAGGACAAAGATCAGCAGTCTGTAACAGTAGTTATAATTCATATAAAGAAGATTCTTTAGAAGGCAAAGAGGAAGTCAGAGAAGACGTTTTTACAACAGAGGAAGAAGCTCTAGCAAGAGCAGAGGAAATCGGATGCAGTGGGACTCATACCCACGATGACGATGGTAATTTAGTATTTATGCCATGTTCCAGTCATGCAGATTACACAAGATTAACAGGAAGAGAACTTAGTGGTTATGGTTATGGAATGGGTAAAAAACCTAAAAAGAAAAAACCAAAGAAAAAAGAAGAAGATGAATTTATAGATTATAAAACTGAATTTAAAGGTAAGTATTTAGAAGAGGAAGAAGACAAAGACTATGGAGTGTTTGAAGGGTATGGGTCGGTCTTTGGAAATAAGGATTTAGGCAACGATGTGATTGAACAGGGTGCATTTATGCGAACTCTGAAAAGAAAAAAACCAAATCAAATCAAACTTTTATATCAACATAAAACAGATATGCCGATTGGGGTCTTTGATGAAATTAGAGAAGACAGTAAAGGTTTATATGTAAAAGGTAGACTTGCCCTGCAAACACAAGCAGGTAAAGAAGCGTATGAACTTATGAAAATGGGTGCATTAGATGGTCTAAGTATTGGCTTCAGGGTAAATCCGAAAGAAGTTGAATACGATAGACGTGCCAACAAAAGAATAATCAAAGAAGCAGAATTAATGGAAGTATCACTTGTTACTTTTCCTATGAATCCAAAAGCAACGATTC